GATGGACGAAATACTAATCCTCGGTAACGGCGTTTCACGATTACCCTTTGACATGGACATACGAAAATGGCCGAAAACACTATGGGGATGCAACCGAGTATACCTGGATTTCGGTAAAGAGATGCACGGGCTCGCGGGTCATGATGACGTAATGAGGGAAGCCGAACGATATCGGGATGCTCACGGTCTACACTTTGCGATACTTGGATCAAATGAAAACCCTTTCACCTGCAAAGACCTTTACCGAAAAGACACGGGGACAACGTTAGTAGCCGAAGCCCTCACTCGCGGCATGCGGGTGAACGTGGTAGGATTTGACATTGGGGGCCTGGACATTTATTCCCCCAGTCATGAGAAAAAAAACAAGACGACATGGGTAAACCGGTGGCGCCTAATCCTTAGGGAGTTCGGATCTGAGAACGTTATATTTTGGGGATACGATCACAAACCATTCTTACTCAGTCATCGTCACCCCTCGGAATACGCTCGAGAGTACATGCACGGGAAACCTCATATCGACAATGACCAATACGACCGAATAGCTAAATCATGGTCGAATGACTATTCCCGCGTGTATGACCTTATACCTCATGTGTTGCTTAGAAACATTGGTCAACGTGTATGGCATTTCTCAGAATGCAAAACCGTGATAGACTCAGGGAACGCCGAAAGCATGCCGGAATGTGTCGCGGATAAATACGCGAAGCTCTACCCGGGCGACTTTAGAATAGAACCGTTGCCAAAATAGGCAAGCGGAAGTATGATTAACGCGGAGGGATAGGAATGGCGAAGATTACCGTATACAACAAAGGGAAAAGGACCTGGAGCCCGAAACAGGTCAAGGGGCTTGAGATAGACCTTGAACCGCAGGGCAGCGCGGAGATGGACGAAGCCCTCGGCCGGCGGTTCGCCATGAACTACCCCAGGGACATCACAACCAACGGCGTGCCCGTCGTGTCATCCTCGGACATTTCCCGGCGCGAGCAGTCGGTGAACGACCGTGAGGAGAACCTAAAGGCGTGGGAAGCAACGTTGAAGGAACGAGAGGCAAAGCTCTCGAAACCGCTGACCGATAGCCTTGTTGATGCCGGTGAATACCTGGACGGCAAGCCGCCCCGGAGTCTCGGGGAAATCGTTTCCGACATCATGCCCTATCTTTCGGAAGAGGCTCAAGCCTATCTCTCCGAGGATAACAGCGCATGGGTGGATGGCGAAGTCCCCACGGACATCGTCATCGAGCAACTTCCTGACACCGGAGACGCGCCGCCCGACGCCATGCCGAAACGACGGGGCCGAAAGCCGAAGGCCGCGCAGTAAATGGCACGTGACGTCGCCGCGTTCAAAGCTCTTTTCTCCCGTGGTCAATTCGACTACGGGGCCACGGTTCCGGCTATCCGCGACGAAGACATAACCGCGTCGATGGTTGAAGCGTCGGCCGTGTTCAATGAGGAGTTATACCCCACCGTGGCGGCGGCGGACCTTGCGTATCTTTACCTGTCCGCTCATTTCCTCGCGTGCGACGTTGACGCGGCGGATTCGGGGGGCCAGGTCCGACTATTGCAGAATAGCCGAAGCGCGGACGGTATTTCCGAGTCGGTTGACATCCCCGAATGGATGAACTCCGGGGAGTTTGCATTCTACGCAACAACGTACTACGGGCAAAAGTGGCTTATCCTTTCGAAACCCTACCTGGACGGCGTGGTATTGGTAATCGAAGGGGCGACGCTTCCGTGAGTTTCACCATCCGCAACGGGCAATCCGAGGTTAAGGGCGATTTCTCGAAACTCGAAAAGCTCGTCGCGGCGTTAGGTGGGAAGCACGGTGTCAAGATCGGCGTATTCAGCGATGCGAAAACTTCGGAAGGGGAAAGCGTGGCTGACTACGGGGCAAAGAACGAGTTCGGAGTAGTGACCAAAAAGATACCCGAGCGTTCTTTCATCCGCATGCCCCTTGAAACGAAAGCGTCAAAAATATCCGACGACGTGGGAAGACGTGCGAAGCAACACATCGCAGACGGTGACGTGAAATCCATATTCGAGGATATAGGATTCGCGGGGGAAGCTGCTATACAAGAGGCGTTCGATACTCGCGGCTTCGGCACATGGAAAGAAAACGCACAGATGACCATCGAGCTTAAGGGGAGCGACGCGCCGCTTATCGATGAAGGGCTTCTCCGAAAGTCGATCACCCACAAGGCCGAATGATGGAATACGCAATGGAAATACCGTTCATCAATCATGATACATACAAGGTATTGAAGGATACCGTTGATCATATTCGGGAACGCGTTGGAAGCCATTGTGCCATGGAAATACATTTTCTTGACCTTTTGAGAATAGAAGACATAGTGAAAAAATACGAGGAGCAAAATGTCCATCCCTAACCTTTCCGGCGCCCTTCGCGGGTGGACCAAAAAGACACCCGTCCTACTTGTCACGAAAACCGTTGTTAATTCGAAGATCATACAGACTGCGACCGAAGTCACCCTAGACATGAACCTCCAGCCTTTGCAGCCCGAAAAGGTAAACCGCAAGCCGGAAGAGCAACGGGCATGGAAATGGTTCTCACTTCTCACCCGAAAGTTATCAACTACACTTAATATCGATAATGTCATTATAATTAAAGGCATTCGGTATCGCGTGAAGTCGGTCCAGAATTGGGAAGATGCCGGGTTCCGTCGCTATGAATGTGTCGAGGATTACCAGGATTTTGGCCCGCTTTACTTCATAGCCTACGACGGAAACGAGTCTACAAGCGGGACTGCGCCCAGGGTGAATACGTATTACGAGGAAGGCGCCGAGATACCGGTATTAGGGAATACCGGTCCTTACGTGAAAACCGGTTACACGTTCACCGGGTGGAACACCGAAGATGACGGGTACGGGACCGCGTACGATGACACCGACGAAATAACGATGACCGCAAGCGTTACTCTGTACGCGCAGTGGGAGGCGATCCCGTGAACTCCGTAGAAGTCGGCGAAATGCTCGGCGCAATCATTCGCGTGTACATGGGATTGACCGTTGACCGCGTGGTATTGGCTGACGAGACTTTCGACGCTCCGAAAGATAAAGGGATATACATTACCCTCGCCCTCGGAGATCCTAAGATAATATCCGTAAAATCTGAGTACATACCCGCAACGAATACCGAGCGTGGACACATCGTATATCACATGCCATATAACATCGAAATAATTTCCAGGGGAGACGGGGCGAAAGAGCGTCACCAGGAAATACCCATGGCCCTCAATTCCATTTCAGCCCAAATGACCATGGAGGCGAACAATTGCCGAATATTCCGAACCGGTGCTATACTCAACCTGACAGCAATTGAAGGGGTGGCGGCATTGAAAAGATACCGCGTGCCCGTTATAGTCTCGAATGTGGAAACAAAGGATTCAACGCCGAGCGTGATTGACAAGTTCACGCCGGTTATTATCAAGGCGGAGGCGTGAAATGGTGCGAGCAAAGTTTAAGTGCGATTCGGTGGGGTATTACCCGGATACATGCACCGTTTCTCTTTCTCCCGTAACGAACGGAAGCGAAGAGAACAAGACTTTCTATAAATATACCCCAGGCGGAAAGATCGAGCTTTCGGTGGTTGACAAAAAAACAGCCGAATTATTCGAACCGGGGAAGGAATACTACGTAGACTTCTCCAAGGCGGAGGCATAGAACATGGATCAACTGGATATCAACAATGTAATCCAGGTCACGCTTCTTTCGGCGCTCAGGGGCCTTTCGGACGTGAATACCTCCGTTCTTGCCCTTATCACCGACGAGGAGCCGATACCGGCAGATTACGGAGCGTATCAGATTTACCGGAACCCGACCGGTGTTGCGGACGATTTCGGCATAGACTCCGAAACGTACCGGCTAGCGGTCAAAGCGTTTTCTCAGTCGCCGAATATACTTTCGGGCGTCGGGTATCTCGTCATCATCCCCCGGGACCAGACGGCCGCAGCGGTGGCGGCTACCATCCTCGGAAGCAACGCGGTTGACCTCACGAAGTTGACGGGAACCGCATACGAACTTCGGGCGGCGGTTGACGGCGGCGCGGCGGCGGATTTGACCATCGGGTCAATCGATTCGTCCAGCCTGGAAACCGCCGAAGCCTCCCTTAACTCCTACGAACTGGAAACGGCGGGCCTTGTGTTCGAGGTGACCGGAGAAGTAACGGCGGCGCTCATTACGCTGAAATCCGCGATCACGGGGGCCACTTCGGCGATCACGCTTTCGGCCGCGACGACCGGGACCGACATAGCGCCTCTTCTCGGTATCGCGCTCAAGACGGCGACCGGTGCGG